ATAACCAATAGGTCACAGCGTACCAGAACGCACCTAGCGCGCAACCCCTGCGCCATCAGACGCTTACGCAAGGCTACTTGCCGTGCACGCCGGCCTATCCCACGCAACCAAGAACGCGCCGCGCTACGTAGCCGTACGTTGCAAGATGCAAGAGCGCTAGTTGCACGTTGCAAGAATCCAATAACCTCGCGCGCGCGTAATCTACTACCGGTAAGGCTTATTTGGTGATTATTAGATAGTGATATCTAGGGATGCTAGAATGGTGTTGACAGTGTTGAATAGAGAGAGCACAGTAATAATACCTAAATTAACCATGGGAGTATGAGAGTATGCCCGCCCCCATCAAAATCTCACGTAAGGATGCGCACGCACGAGGCTTGAAACGCTTCTACACTGGCGAGCCTTGCAAGCACGGGCACGTAGCCGAGCGGTTCGTAGTGAACGGCGGCTGCTGTGCTTGCATCAATTGGAAGATGAGCAAGGGTCAATACAACGTGCGCGGCGCCAACGTAGGGTGGCCATCGCGCGCTATCACGTTCTCGGTGCCCTTCACTCCTACGCCCGATGAGATAGACGCAGCGTTCCGCTACGCCGAGGCCATGCGATGGCTCGACCGTGCGCTCTACGACGTTCACAACGATGCGAAGCTCTTGGCGCAGTACGCTACCCCCATCAGCGCCGAAGAAACGGCTGTAGCGATGGTTGCGTTGGAGCGCCGGCAGCAGTTCTACGACCGTATCACGCGCGAGACTCGCGGCGAGGCTACGACAGCCGGCACGAGCGAGGGCGCGCGCGAGCACTCCGATAAATGCCGGTACTGCGGCAGCGACGGCGGCGGCCCTCAATTCCTCGATTTGCACGAGTCCGTGTGCCCCGAGCGCAAGTAGCGCGTATCCCACCACTTTACATATTGGGGGATATCGACTCTAAATCTGTGACGCAGTACACTGACGGCATGGTCAGTGCGAGTAGAATGCAACCCATGGACAACGTACGCAGCACCCGCAAATACCCGAGCTACACGCTTGCTCAGCTCGAAGCCTTCGTGGCCGAGGGCCGCGGTAACCCCGCGATGCTCCAAGAGATCGCAGACCGCAAGGCAGGGCGCAGCGTCGCGTTGGTAGTGCCGCAGATTGAGGGCGGCATCCCGCAGCCGGTCATCGGGCGCATGTAATGGTTACTTACCTCATTCTGCGGCTGTGCAGCAACGGGCTTTGGAGCGCCAGCGCGTTCACGTCCGACAAACGCGGGCAGCGCTGCGTCACTACGTCCTGGCATCGGACCCGCTCGCAAGCCGTTAGCGCGCTGAGCTGGTTTTTTGAAGTGTGATATGGCGCACGGACGCGCCGCCAGTTCCCGAGGATACTAGCGCCCATGTTGACGAGCAGACAGACAGCGAGGCCCACGACAATGCGTAGCATCTATCGCCCCGACTATGGTTTCTCCGACCGTTTCATCATTTGGACGGTCTGTGCCTCACTCGCCGTTGCTGCGGCTATTGCAGTGCTCGCGGTAACCGCCATCATCTACAGCAACTAGGAGTCACCAACATGCTTTGGAAAGCTGCGGCTCTAATCCGCAAAATGCGAGTCATTGGCCTGCGCGCGCTTGTTGAGTACGGGCCGTGCTATGGTGCCTACGGCTACGGGTTCAGCTCAGCATGGGAAGGCCCACGCGAGCCGGGCGTACGAGTCACCGACATGACGTTGCGCTGTGTTAAACGCGACGAGATTGGGGGCGCCGATGAGCTGCAAATAGGTATCGAGATTACGCAGCGCTACCGCTCGGGCGCCAACTCGCGCCACGTAATCGGCAGCATCAGCTTGCACGGCGATGCCCTGGCACAGTTCCGCGCCATCGTGAATGGTGGCGAGGCCGAGCCCAAAGGCACGTACCGGACATTACCGTAAAACTCGCAACTTGAAGCCTTATAGGTGACCCATGGCAACCCAACGCTACAAGCGATTCAACTTCCGAGCCAACGTGCTCGACTTGATACACACGATGAACGGTATATGCAACGAGTACATTGCCCAAGGTTTCGTGCTCACCGTTCGGCAGCTCTACTATCAACTCGTGGCGCGCGACGTGGTCGAGAACACCGAGCGCAGCTACAAGCGTGTTACCAACATCGCGAACGATGCGCGCTTGGCCGGCATGACAGTGGTCGGCCCTCAAGGCATCATCGGTACTATTAGGTGACTCATGATAGGGGTTGACGTTAATTCGCTGCTGTTTGAAACGCGCGACATGTTGGACAAGGTGCGCAAGCGATTAGATGATGCCTTCGAGGCCATGTCGGCTTCGTGGGAACGAATGCCGCCCCCGGATGGCATGCGCCGTGTGTGGGACGTGCAGCTTACTTGCGGGCATAGCCAGCACTACTACAGCAAGCCCGTGATGGGCGATCACACGTGGTGCTCGAAATGCCCCGGCATTCATAGCCGAAAATCCTGGGTGCGCACCATATTCGATGAGTCGATACCTGCCTACAATACCCATAAACGGCTGCGCAAGGCAGTGTTGGCCAATGGCTGGCACGTATGGACCGACAAGGAAATAGGCGAATGGCAAGAAATTATTAGATTCCCTGGGAAGGGGGCTTGCATAGTTAGGTTTCTGGATGAATCACCCCGCCCGCAGCCAACCGATAAAATCCAAGAATGCCCGCATTGCCATACGATGTTCAACCCCCAATATTGAGGCTCTAACATGGCAACCCAACGCACCGTTATCCTGGCCAACGCCAAGCCCCACATCCGCCTAAAGAGCGGTGAATGGTGGGTGTTACAGCGCCGCACCCGCAAGACCAAGCGCGGGCCGCTCGTAGCTTTCCGCACTGGCCGGGGTTGGACAGTAGCGCATGCGTGGGCAGAGTTCTGCCGCAATCCCTTTTATCACAGTATCATAGGATAACCTAACATGATGAAGTTAGTTGTTATAACGATAGCCAGCCTGCTCTACAGTTTCACCAAACCATACACGCGGCTGCAGTTCAGAACGGGGCTTGTCCTTGCCATGTTCGTCTTCGCGCTCTGCGGCTGTGCAGCTCTGCCGATGCCCATGCAGCCAGTGAATGAGCAATACAACAGCAACGAAGCCGAAGGCACATGGCTCGTACTCGATGCCGTGGACACCGCCTATACCATGCACTTGAAGAAAGGCACCGAGTGCGATCACGAGGGCGACCCAATTGCCGCCCATATCTATGGCAGCACTCGGCCGCCGCCGGGGCGCGTGCTCAGCATCAACCTTGTGCTGGCGCTTGGGCATACGATGGTCACGAGTTGGCTGGACGACAAAGTTGCCGAGCATGACCAAAAGGATGACGGCAGCGCGGGGGTATGGTATGTCGGCCGCATCGTATGGCATGCCCTCTCGCTTGGATATACGGGCGAGGGCGTTTACGAAGGCCATTCCCACGGGTGCTCGCTGTGAATACAATAGTCACAAAAGATTCCGAACGCATACAACAGCTAGAGTTGGAGCTAAGGCAACTTCAACATATATGGGCCACGATAATAGATGAGTTACGAAATATAAACCCGGAGTGGAGCACTCAAGGCTTGTCAGGCGCAGACGCGATTATTAAGGAAATTCGAGAAATGCACGCTTCGTGCGTTATTCAAACTATGAAACTTCGCAAAGTTTCGCAGTGTGCGGAAGAAGTGCTTTCAATTTTGCGTGCCATGTTGGGAGCGGATAATCGTCTAGTGAAATCGCTTACGTTAGCTTTATCGTGGACTCCAACCCGCGATAAATTACGCCGAATGGGGTGCTCATTGTGAACAAGCGTTACACTCTGCGAGAGTTCGGCGGTGCCGTTGCCATCAAGGACAATGCGCCCGATGCATACCCGGTGCTGTTCGGCATTGGCTCGGGTGTTGATAGAACCTTTCAAGAGCATAGGATTTTCTACACCAAAGACGACGCCCAGGCCGTCTGTGATTGGCTCAACGAGCGGGACGCCGGCTATCCCGTCTCGTGGGTAGCGCAAACTCAAGATTTTTTCTATAAGACATCATGATTACCTTACCTCAAGTGATAACAGCCGTAGAGGCCGAATGCCGGCGGCTTGAGCGTGACTTGAAGGACCAACGGGCGTTGCTGCGCAGCTTGCGCCATCAACTAGTTGCGGGCGATTCTTACAACGAGAGTGCAGCTTCTACAGCGAAACACACCAACCCTGTGCTCTTAGAGCTGCAAAAGCAGGGGTAAAGAGCTGGCACGGGTCATGCATGTCTCTAAATACTGACGCATTGGTCAGTCAACACAACCTAGAGGTATGCAGACATGGCAACATCACGACATCACAACGGCCACAGCATCACGGCAACGCTTGCGCGCAAGCATTTCGTAGCGACCGAGGCCGAGGTCGAATCGCTGGCGCAAGAGCAGTACCGCGGCGCGGACATCGCCGCACAAGGGGCGAGTACCTACCTTCGGGTGCTCGTGGCAGGATGCCAAGCCAAGGTGGGCCGGGCTCGACGGGGCCTCGCGCTGCGCAAGGACGCACAGTTGGAAGTCATCAACGCAGTGCATGAGCGGTTCTATGCCGCAGTGCTCCGCGGAGTCACCACGCCGGAAATCGAGCACGACCCGAACGTTGACCCGAAGGAACAGCGGCGCCGCACGTTGGAGCGCAACCGGCGCTCGGCGTTCGCCCGCTCCGCAGTGTCAACGCTGCGCCTGTTCGTCAACGGCGGGGGCGACATTCGAGCGCTCAGCGTGGAAGTCGTCACGAAGACGCAGCTACGCAAGGACGTGGCGCCGCCCGAGCCAACGGACAAGGTCGAGCGGCAGATACAGCGGGCCGAGGGGGCGTTGCTGCGGGCCATCGAGCGACGGGCCAGGGCGAGCCCCGAGGCCGCAGCCGAAGACATCGGGCGCATCATGGAAGACTTGCAGAAGACCCTCGACGCCTTGAACGGTGAAGCCGAGACGGCACCGGCCGAGGCACCCCAGGCCCCGCCGCCGAGGCAGGACACGGGCGCACGTAGGACCCGCGTAGGGGTGCCGCTGCTACACCGGCCCGCCCTCGCGGCCGGCCCGTGAAGCCGCATGTAGGACCCCCGGAACTGCCGCCGCTGTATCTAACGCGCCTTGAGTGTGTTTGGCTACTGCGGCGGCTCCGTCCGATTAGAGACGCTATGCAAACGGATTTGGTGTTGATAGAAGAACGGGTGCGCCTGGGCCACAATGGCCACCTAGTCGAAGCTCACAGGGCGTTGGAATCGGACCATGACATTGCCAACGGCATCATCGGCAAGCTATGGCAGTCGTGCGGTTCTCTCGGGGTCAGGTGACATAATCGCGGGGCCAGGAAAGCCCCGCGGTTTTGTGATGCGCTTCGCAGTCGAACGGCTCAGCTCGTGTAGAATGGCACCCCATGAACACCGCACACGCCAAGACCGCCCCCACGCTGCAACAGCGCATGAAGTCTACGCTTGAGGGCGCCGGGATTCCCTACAAGCGCATCGAGGTTTACGGCGTGCAAATCGTGGTCACGTCCGCCTGTCGGGACACGGCCGCCAAGTGGGCAACGCTGCTCGCGAAGTTCGCCAAGGTCCGCGGCACCATCGAGACTCTTGACGATGCCGTGCGCAACCGCAACACCGTGTTGCGTCCTTCCAAGGTGCGCGTGTGGCGCACATTCGCGGTGATACAGTGAAATCCGAATATACAGCCAACGCTTACTTTATCGAGCTGCGCCGGCTCGAAGCCAAAATATCGCGCGAGGCCGAGCCCGGCTACGACCCATATAACTCGGCCGACCGGTTTCGCTGGCCGGATTTTGGCGGCAACATAACTGTTGAATTGCTCGAAGTCGATGGCAGCGTAGCTGCGTCATTCAAGTTCGAGCCGCCGCTTTCGCTCGTCATCCCTGGCAAGCCGCCCCTGACGGAGTTCGCCCCGGACGAGTTCGACGTACCGCCGCTCGGCCCCGGCCCCCTTTCCCCGCAGCAATCGGAGTAGTGCATATGTTCAATCGCAGAGTATCCGCCATCATGGCTGCGGCCGTCGCCGTGGCGCTCGCGCCCTTCAACGATTGGGCGCCGCAGCTCCGCGTACTCGGCAGACCGCGCAGGAACCCCGTACAGCCGCCTGCGCCCCGCCCGCGGCATTCGCCCATGGTGCAGACCCGCGAGCGGCGCTACGGGGCCGAGGCGCGGCGCGTGCGGCAGATAGCCCGCGGTATGCTGACCATCTGCAATGGCCTCGTGGTGCCTGGACTTCAGTATCTCGGCCACGGGTACGCCCTGCACGTCGAGTCGGGCCGCATCATCGACGCCCGCATGTAGCTTGACGCCCTCGGCGGGGGCGGCGGATAATGTGACCGTCCGCACACTTCCGCCGAGGGCCGCCACATGGCTACAGCTTTGCACGTTCTCGCCGCCGTCTATCTGCTCGGTATCGTATGGATTCTCGCCGAGCTGAAATTTAACTGTCCGATTCTCGAATGGCACGACTAGCCCGCTGCCCCACCCGGCACCGCCGGTTAGAAGTCAAGACCGAACGCGACCGCTGCTCGTGGGTCGTGTGTCTTGACTGCGGGAAACGCGGGCCTCGCAAGCATTCCTATACCCTGGCCCTTCTGGCCTGGGCTCTGCATCTCACGAACCAACACCCGCGCTAGGCTTTCTGCGCTTCTAGGAAGCCGTCGCGCACCTGGGCGGGGCTCAGGTAGCCCGCGGCCCATGGATGCCCTTTGCGCAGGAATAGGCGCGGCATGGAGCCATCCGGCATGGGCAGCTCGCAGAGGCCGTCCCGCGGCAACGCCGGGTGCGGCTCGTAGCCTAGACCCACGACGAGCGCTTGGCGCATGTTCCGCGGTATGAGCTTGTCCTTTCCGAGCTGCGCCAATAGATGGTCAAGCGAGACGGACGACAGCCAACCGTTGCGGAAGCCTTCGCGCTTCTGCTCGATGGCCGCAAGTATCTCTTGCTCGATGGCGCCCAAGCTCTCGGTGACCGCCTGCTCGGTGCTCGTGGTGATCGGCGCCACTACGCATGCGCCGGCCGGGTTCAGCTCGTCGGGAACCTCTAGGCCCATGAGATAATCAAACACAACAGCGAAGCCGTCGGCCTCTAGCCACTTGTTGAATCTGATGAAGAACTCGGTAGTTAGACCGTCTCGGGCAAGGTCAGCTTTGGTCTGCTGCGCGCAGTAGAACGGAGCAAAGCGGCGCTCGTTGGGGTCTATGCGTACGCCGTTCTTGTGGTTCGAGAGAAGGAACATATTAAAGCATACGTCCTTCATCATCTTTTCGGCGAACATCGGGCGGACTTCCAACCGCCGCGACGTTATCATCAATTTTAGAATTTCCTGTAGCTCTGTCTGGTCTTGCGTGCGCGTCTCGTCTACGATAACCAACAGCTTGTCAACAAACACACTGTTGAACTTCTCGCCAAGCTCGCTCGACTTCGCCCAATGTGTGTATCGTTGGCTAAGGCAATACTCCATGATCCGAGCAAGCGTGGTCTTGCCGTTGCCCTTCACGCCCTGAATGAACGGGCACCATGCGAATTTACTGCCCACGTGTCGAGCTGCGGCAGCCATCCAACAGCGAAGTATCAGGTTGTCTCGCTCGTCTGGTATCAGCGTGCGCAGGAACGACAGGAACATGCCAGGATCGCCGGCTAGGCGGCGAATCTGCGCGGGCTTATAGCAGTTGATTTGCGTAAGCCCATCGCGCACCCGTATTTCACTCGTGGGCAAGCTCGGGTCGAAGCACTGCGTATGTACCTGGGGGAAGTCGTACACTTCGTTGGATACGAAGGCATCCCACGCGCTCTTGCTCGGGCGCTGCCCGTCGGGCGTGGTGATATACATACGACCACCGAATGCAACGTCAAACCGGTCCTTGCTGATAGCGAGCCCGTCGGGTAGCTGTATCTTGTGAATGTCCCGCACGTAGCAGAGGCCGCCGAACATCTGTTTTTGCTGATGCACGGTAACCACGGTGCCTACGGGGGGCCGCTCGCCGGGCTTGAGCTGCAAGAACTCTACCGTTGGCGGCGGGGGCGGGGGAACTGCCGAGGATTCCTTAGCAGTTGGGGGCAACGGTACCGTGACCGTGAGAGACGAGACGCCGGCCTCTGAGCGCACGGGCTCGGGGCCAGGGCGCTCCGCATCTACGGCAGCGGCCGGCGTCTCGCGTTCTTGGTACCATTCCTTTTGGTCGCCGCAAGCGCGCAGGATGGTCGAGCGCATGTAGTCCATGCGGTCCCACTTCGGCCGCACGAGGCTTGACTGCCGCATCAACCCCAACATGCGCTCGCAATTGTTGCCCGTCCAAAAGGCCGCATGGTTGGCTAGGGCTTGGTCGGCCGCTGAGCCATCCCACGAACTGTGCGAGTTCTGCGATGGGAAGCTACGCTGTAGGGCCTCGGCGTTGGCATACCATAGGTCGGCGAAGCTGGCCCGACCGCCAAACACCGCGGACGCGCTCGACGAACGCAGCGCCCTGGCTATCAGCTCGTTGTCATCGGCCGGGCCGCGCCATTGGGGCACGGGCTTGTCCGTCCATTCGACGCCGTGCTCTATGTCACCGTGCGGCGGGAAGAACTGTTGAGCGAACGCAGCAAGCTCTCGGGTACAATCGGAAAGCGGGGAACCGGTCGCACCAATGCCCCCAATCGCAATGAATCGTAGGCGCGTATACAACTCGGCGCGATAGGTTTTGTTGCGCGTGCCGTGGCTAGGTGCAGGACCAACATAACTTCCGATGATATGCACGCCGTTGCCCGACACTGATGCTTCGGTATACGCACCGGGAAACCTCGCTATGAAGTTGGATACGTGCGGCTGCCAGCCGGCACCATCGCGGCACGAGTCTAGGTCGATGCAGAACAGACCCGAGCCTTCGGCGATGACGAGCCCCACGCCGTAGCCGGCGCCCCATTGCTCGGCCCACATGCCGGCCTCGGCGGGCGTCATCCACTGCGCGGGGTCTTGGGCGCTTATGCCAGTCTTCTCGGGCTCGCCGGGCGGCCCTGCGCCGGTCAGCGGGTGTACAGGTATTTTGTCCGTCTTGCCGTTCTCTCGCGGTACGAGACGGTACAGGATGAACGAGCGCCGCTCCATGAGCGCGTCAAACAATGGATTAGGCTTCACTGCGCCGACCAAATGAGATATGCGATTGCGCGAAGCAACCCGGCGACGGAATCACCAAGTTTGCCTATGCCAGTATTGCAGTTGGTGCAAAGCCAACCGCGAAATTCCCCTGTTATATGGTCGTGGTCGAGATGCAGGCACTTGCCTTGGCCTACTGGCGGTCCGCCGCAGCATTCACATTTATCCGGGCAAGGGCGCGTAGGCTCGGGTAATCCTCTCTGCCTACGTTCCCGCGTGCGGAGATATTCCCGCCTAGAGTCCTTGTGCGTTCGGTGCCAAATGGCGGCGCGGATGCGAGCTTTTGCCCGCTGCAATTGCGCGCGAACTTCCCGCGCTTGAATCTCGGCAGCGGTTCGTGGTTTAATCATGGTGAGCGTGCGGTGCGCGGGCCGGCTTCGCGTGCGGGCGGAGTCGGCCCTTTTCTATTTAGCCAAGCAACCGGCCGCTCGCAGCCGTAATTCCTCCGGGGCTTTCACCGCCATGACGTGGCGTTCCGCGAGCCCTTGCGCGACAATTTCCAATACCTCGTTGTCGATTGCGTACTGCATGACCGCTCGGCGTAGGCCGGTCATCCCGCGGTAGTGATAGCTCACGGTACCCGTGGCAGTCTTGGCCGCCTGGGCAACATCATCGCGAGAGAAACTGCGGAAGCCCCTTGACTTGGCGAGCTTCACTGCTGCTCGAAGAATGTCGAGCTTCATTTGGGTATCATCGGTCATGCGTGCGTATCCTAGGCAATTACTGACGCGAACGTCAAATAGAATCGGGCGTGTTCGTGATGATGGCGCGACCGCCTTGGGCATTCACGAGAACAGCCCACGCGCTTTGCGCCATCTCGGCGAGTGAACCCGAAAATTTCCAGTCACCGCGCTTGACTTCTACCGAGAGAAAGCGCGCGATGCGCTGCCCTACGTGCTCGTGCTGAATGGTGATGGCTTCCCATCCAATCAGGTCGGCCGACTTGAAGTGCTCGTTTAGCTTCTTCGAGTCGTTGCCGAGCCCGTAGCGCACGAGGCGCCCCGTCTCGTCTTTGAACGCGCCGCTGTTGTTTCGGAACAGGTAGCGGCCCGAGCGTGCCGCCGCAAGCCTCACCATTGACTGTATGCGGCCCTCGGATTCATCGTCGCGCCCGACGTTGATATGCATTGCCGTGGCGCACAGCTCATCTATGGCGCGGTCGGGAATGTTCCAACGCCGCGCCCATTCATCTAGTGCAGACATTTGTCGGGATTCCATAGTGTTGGTTTAAGATCACCGGGCAAATATAGCGGGTGCCCAGGATTCCCGCTCTTGGTAACTTTGAGCGCGTGCAGCGGCCCAAGCTCGTGCATGACGATGACCGCCCGCCGGGCCAGCTCGGGGTTGGCTTTGTCGCCCCATCCGCATACAACCATCAACGTGCTAGTCATGATGGTCCGCAACCATTCGTCGTTCTGCACCAAGACTTCTTCGGGCGGCATTTTGGCTAACTTCGGATCGGTGCTACGGTACGGGTTGGTGTTGACAAATACCATGGAGTCATAGCCCCACGCGGTCGAGAACGCCCAAGCCTTCGCCACCGTGGGGTCGTTGTGTTCGCCGTCAGCCGTGCTCGGATTGTTGAGTACCCATCCGATGGCGCGCTTGACGTGCGCGAAGCGCGAGCGCCAAAGCCACGTGCGGTAATCCCCCGTAATATAGGCCCCGGCAAAGGGCGCCTCGGGCCTCAGAACGGTATGTCTTCTTCCAGCCATTGTTGCATGTCCGCTGATACTTGTAGCGCGTCGTTGAATTTCTGCCGCTGCTCTACGGTCATTCTGAGCCAATCGCCCTTAGCGAGCTTGTAGCGATGCGCCCACGTGGCCACGAGTTCGGCGGCCAGCGGGTCGTGGGCTCGCAGGATGAAGACCGACTCATTATCCGCCGCTTTGTTCCAACATGAGTTGGGGTTGAGTAAATTCTGTACCTTGGTTGACATTGGTAGCCTCGATGATGTTGGCAGCACTCAGCATCGAACGTATGCGCCCTTCGAGTGTTGCGGCATCGGCCGCGCCGAGAGTCTGTGCGGTGGCCACGTCCACGCCGAACGTGTACCAAAAGCGCTTCTGCGCCACGCTGATGTCTTCGCCAATGTGCTTGCGCCAGCCCATCCAAAGCGCCATGGCGGGGCGCAGGGTAGCCTGTCGCTGCTGCCGCTGCACGTGGTGATGGATGATTGAGCCGGCAGCCGGCGAGCCCTTTTGGAAGTTGGGAGCGCCATCAACGCGGGCAATCTCGTTGCGGATAGCGTCGAGCACTGACGGGTCAAGCTCGATTAGGTCGCCCTCTACCTGCTCCGGGGTCGAGCGATTGGCCGGCGCGGGCCTGAAGCCGCAGTACGGGCACTGCACCAAGTAGCGCTCGTAGGGTTGCATACAGCCCGTGCAGGCCCGCAGCGGTATGGCGTCGCTGCTGCGCTTCCCGCGCTCCCGAGCATCGAGCGTATAAGCCTTGGGCACGTCAGGCAGCCCGTGATAACTCCAATTGCCGACATGGTCGATAACGATGGCCTTGGGCTTGGGGCTCGCCGCGATGATGGCTAGCCGTTCCGCGTCCGTGAACTCATGTAGCCTATGGTCGTAGCCCGGCGCCATAACACGCAGTGACCGGCCGAACTGCTGCGCATAGAGTTGAAATGACGCTGTCTTGCGCGCCATGCTGATGACTTCAATAGCCGGGACATCGACGCCCTCGCCGAGACAATCCACGCTGACGAGTTGAAGCAGAATACGCGCCCTAAATTGTCGCAGAAGTTGGCCGCGTACAGCAATGGGAGTCTTCGCCGTAATGACTTGTGCCGGCACGCCGGCTTGCTCGTACGCTGCCGCAAGTTCCTTCGCCGCTTCGATGTCAACCGCAAACGTAACACCTAACTTCCCCGGCGCGTATTTGAGGTAGTGCCGGACAACGTCGCCCACGATGCGATTGCTTTGATGCGTGACCGCACGTAACTGCGGCAAGCTGTAATCGCCCGTCGAACCGATAGGCACGCTAGAAAAATCAATATCGCTGTCAGGACAGAGCAGACGATAATCAGTAAGGAAGCCGCGCCTAATAAGCTCACGGCAAGTAGGCCCAACAACAAGCCGGTCAACAAGGCCATCAGCATGACGCCCAAGGCCGCACCCATCAGCACGGATAGCATGCGCAGTGGGAAAAAAACCGCGCGCATTGGGAAAGAGCGCCATAGCGCGCCCCCATTTGTTTTGTCGTAAGACATGGTGGCCCTCGTCGATGATTGCTAATCTAACAGCGTCTAGCCAACGGTCCTTCTTATCGTGATTGGCGAGCGTATCCACGCCCGCAACCCGCACGTCGCTGCGGTAGTCGTAGCACGAGTAACCGTGCGTCTCATGGTGTAGAGCTATGATTTGCCGCTGCACTGCCTTGGGCGCGATGATGCCGTGCGGCACGCGCTCGCGATTCAGTGCAAGAGACATTTGCGAAACCAACTCTTGGCGGTGCGCAATGGCGGCGGTTGGTACGGCCATCTCTGTAGTGATGGCGCCTAGTATCACGGTCTTGCCCGAGCCCGTGGGCGACACCGCCATGACGTTATATACGTTCGGCTCGTTCCACGCTTCGTACGTGCGGCCCTTGATATCAAGCTGAAAGTCGCGAAGCAATGGACGTTCCCGGCGCTAGTTGACGGCGCGGTCAGTGTGCCTGTATAGTCCGTTCCCGTCAACCGCACCCTTTGGAGCTACCGCACATGCAGATTATCGTAGACACGAAGTACGATGACCCCGCAACCATGCGCATCGCTGCTTCACTGCTGCTCACGCTGAGCGGCGATATTACCCCGGCCGAAGCCGAGGCTACCGTAGAACACACGTTGAGTGCGACGAAGCCGGCGGACGACCCGCCGCCGCCCCCGCCGCCCCCTTCTCCGCCGGCCCCGACGAATACCAGCTCTACGACTGCCGAGGCCGGCGCATCATTGTCCGGTTCATCGAACGTGCTGCCTTTTCCACCGCCGCCCCCACCGCCCCCGAGTGCGGATACTGCGGCTCCGCAATCATCGGGTGCCGCGACTGCCCATGCGGCGGCTGCGACAACTGTTGCATCTGCCGAACCCCGTGAGTATGATTCTGCGGGCCTGCCCTGGGATGCTCGCATCCATCAGAAGAAGAAGGGCCGCAAGCAAGACGGCACATGGAAGTTGATAAAGGGCATTGACCCCAACATCGTCACCGCCGTTGTGCGTGAGTTGCAAGCCGCCAAGTTGCCCGCAGCCGTCACGGGAGCGGCGCCGACAGTTCCCGCGGGAACTGCTGCCGCGCCCGCGGCACCGCCGGTGCCACTTCCCGGCGCCCTGCCTTTGCCCCCGCCGCCACCGCCTGCAACCACCGTTGCTGACGTGCCTGCATCGAGTCCACCCGCTGCTGTGCCCGTTCCGCCAGTGCCCGCCCCTGGGGGCGTACCTGCAAGCGGCAGCGGCTACAAGGCCCTAGTTGACAAGATCATTGCCGCGCGCAATGCCGGGAAGATCACCCCGGAGAAAGTCAACGAGGTTGTACAGGCCGAGGGCGCCCCGAGCCTCATGGCCCTGGCTTCGCTTCCCGACCTTATCGACAAGGTCAACACGAGGTTGGATTTGGCCCTTTCAGGGCTCGCGTAACGAAGACCCCCCGTTTGGGCGGTGCCCTTGGCCGCCCACTTTTTTAGAGGGCTGAATGTCTAACCACGCACCGATACAACCAAGCGCGCTCGCACTCACCGTTGCTTGCAACGCGAGCGTATCTCTACAAGCCTCTGTGCCCGAGACGAAGGACACCGAGGAAGAAGCCGAAGGCAAAGCGGCGCACCTTGTGGCCATGTGGGCCGCGCAGGGCAAGCTGTTCGATGTTGGCACCAAGTTTCAATGCGAGGGCCGCGAGTGGACCGTTGACGTTGACATGTACAACGGCGCCAAGCTCTACGCCCGCACGGTCGGGGCCGATTATCGGCTAGAAGACCCCGTGCGCTGTTCGCGTATTCATCCCACGCACTGTTGGGGCACGCCGGATGCATGGAAATCATTTGCCGCCGCCCAGGGCCGTACGCTCGTTCGCGTACCTGACTACAAGTACGGTCACCGATACGTCGAAGTCTTCGAGAATTTCCAGCTTATAGCCTATGCCGTGGGCGTGATGGAACGGCTTAACCTCGATGACACCAACACGGACGTTGAACTTGTGCTCATACAGCCGCGCAGCTATCACCGCGAAGGCCCCGTGCGCACGTGGCGTGTGCCGGCGGTAGAGCTGCGAGCGCTCGTCAACATCGCCCGCAACGCTGCGGAACGGGCGCTGCTGCCCAACCCCGAGGCACAGACGGGCGAGCACTGCATAGACTGCCGAGCCCGGCACGTCTGCGCTACGCTCAAGCGCTCGGTTGGTACCATCGTGGACTACAGCGGCACCGCTGAGCTTGCCCCGCTCGATATCGAGGCTATGGGCTCAGAGCTGCGAATACTCGATGAAGCTGCACAGCGTCTCGAAGCGCGGCGCACTGGCCTTGCCGCGATGGTCGATGCCACGCTGCGCGCCGGCAAGCGCGTGCCCTTCTACGAGCTGCGGCCCGGACAGTCGCGGCTCAAGTGGCTGCCGACCACGACATCCCAGGATATCGCCAACTTGGGCGAACTGCTCGGCATCAGGACGGCAAAGCCGCTCGATGTTATAACGCCGCGCCAAGCGATTGACGCAGGCATTGACGAAAAAGTCGTCATGTCCTACGCTGACCGCCCGCCCGCTGCGTTGGTGATGAAGCCCGTAGACACAACGGCGGCCGACAAGGCTTTCTCGAAGTAACACAACCCCCGCAAGAGAGTGAAACCCGCATGAGCAATCAGCAGAGAACAGAGGTAAAGTTCCCCGTTGGGCGATTCGTCCAAGGGTCGCTTTACAAGGCCCAAGACAAGGACTTTGAAGGGCGCCCGCGGCTCTATCCCGCGAACCATCCGACGAAGGCAGGACAGCCGAAGATTACGTATTTCTTCGCTGTTGCCTTTCCGAAGACCGCCGCCGATGCAGCCCATTGGTGTTATACCGAGTGGGGCAAGCTCATTTGGGCTTTCGGCCACGCTGCATGGCCCCAGGGGCAAGCACAGTCGCCCGGCTTCGCGTGGAAGATCGAAGACGGCGATTCAACGGTGCCCAACAAGGCGGGCAAGACCAATGCCAGCCGTGAAGGCTTCAAAGGCTGTTGGATTGTCAATTTTTCGTCGAGCTACCCGCCGCGCATCTACGCGCAGGACAGCGCCGGCCGAGCGCAAGAGCTGTTGACGGCCGATGCCGTGATGCCCGGCGACTTCGTACAGGTGCTCGCGAGCATCGACAGCAACGAGACGACGGGCAACCCCGGAATCTATATCAACCATGAAATGGTGATGTTCCGCGGCTACGACTCGGTCAACGGCCGTATTAAGATGGGCCGTGACCCGAACAGCGTGCAGTGGGATACCGCGCCGGCTGGCGCGTCCATGGTCCCGCCCGCGGGCACAATGCCGGCCCCCGGCGCCCCGCCGCCTGCCGCGGGTGCTCCGCCGGCCCCCGGCGCTGCGCCACCGCCGCCCGCCGCTGCCGCGCCGCCCCCGCCGGCTGCTGCGGCCCCTGCCCCGGCACCGATCGCCGTGGCGCCCGCTCCGTCGTTTATAGCCCCGCCAGCGCCCGGCGCGGCCCCGCCCCCGCCGGCAGCTCCGCCGGCTGCGGCAGCCCCGCCAGCGCCGCCCCCTGGGCCTCAGATGACGGCCAAGGCCGGCGGACAGTCGTACGCGGCCTTCATCGCGGCCGGCTGGAAAGACGCCGACTTGCGACAGCACGGGTACATGCTCTAAGCTCCCACGACGGCCCCGCTTCTGCCGGGCTTGCCCAGGTGCGCATTGGGCGAGCGCCGGCCAGCGGGGTACGTGCAGGATCACCACATGCCGCCGAAGATTCCCGCCAAGCCGCCCGCTGCCGTCATGCGCGGCCTTTCATCCCCGGTAAAGGGCGCCACCGTGCCCCCCGCCGCGCCGTCTGCCAATCCTGGCCGCAAGCCCGAGTCGGACAAGGTCAAGGCACAACGCGCCCTCGTGGACAAGCTCGCGAAGCAGTACGATACGAGCTTGTCGGCAACGAAGTGCGACGTAGCGGCGCTCGAAGAACTCGCCAATACGCTCGCGACCGAGCGCCGAAAACTCGACGGCATGCTGTCGTAACGTGCGCTCGGGCGACACGTTCCTAGCCGGCGCGAGCATCGCCGTTGCCCAACCTACGCTCGACTTCGAGACATACAGCGAGGCCGGCTACCGTTGGGACGAGACGCAGCGCAAGTGGCAAAGCCTCGAAGGCATCCGCAACACCGAGCGGGGCCTTAAAGTCGTCGGCACATACAACTACGTACAGCATCCGACATTCGAGGTATTGTGCCTAACTTATAACCTGCTAGATGGTACGGGCTGGCACTTCTGGAAACCCCCGGCCGAGCTACCGCCATGGCCTGAACTCGTGGTGTTGTTTGGCAGCGGCGGCTCGAAACATCCCGAAGACTTGTTACGACACGTTGCCGCCGGCAAGCCCATTGCGGGTTGGAACTCGGGCGGCTTCGAGTACGTCGTATGGAACGAATATTGCGTCAAGCGTTGGGGCTGGCCGCCGCTGCGCATCGAGCAGCTACACGACGACATGGCCAAGGCCCGCATGTGGGCGTTGCCCGGCAGCCTGGGCGATACCGGCGACGTGCTGCGGCTCGTCAACAAGAAAGACCCGGCCGGCGATGCGCTGATACGCAAGCTGACCGTACCGCGCAACCCCACGAAGGCCAACCCCGCGCTGCGATGGACGAGAGAGACGGCGCCGGAAGACTTCGCACGATTCGATGCCTACAACGTGCAAGACGGCGTGTCCGAGCTTGAGGCATCTACGAAGATACCCGAGCTGTGCCCGCGCGAGCGTGAGATATGGGAAGTTGACCAACGCATCAATCACCGCGGGATGCAGATTGACTTAAAGGCCGTGGCCGACTGCATAGCGATTGTAGAGCAGTGCGTCGAGCGCTACAGCGCCGAGCTTGCCACCAAGACCAATTACCACGTGTTGAAACATACGGACGTGCAAGGCACGCTCGCTTGGATGCAAAGCCGTGGGGTATATCTGCCCAACCTTGACGAAGACATGGTTGCGGAAAGTCTGAAGCAGCCGTATCCCGAAGACGTGTTGCGCGTGCTGAAGATTCGGCAAACGCTGAGCTTCGGCAGCGTGAAGAAGCTATACGGGTTGCGCGCGCAGACTTGTGCCGATGGGCGGTTACGGTTGCAGTACGGATACGCAGCGGCCCACACGCAGCTATGGAACAGCTACGGGGTGCAGGTTGCCAACCTATACAAAGGCAAACTCGACAAGCCCGAGAAGGTTGACGCCGCATTGGCAACCATAGCTTCGCGCTCGCTCGAATACGTCGAAGCCATGTATGGCGATGCGCTCGAATGCGTGGCCGACTGTCTGCGCTCGATGATTGTTGCAGCGCCGGGCCATCGGCTGATTGCCTCGGACTTCACAGCGATACAGGCCGTGGTCGCCGCGGGTCTTGCGGGCGAGCGTTGGATACTCGAAGTTTTCAGAACGCACGGCAAGATATACGAGGCCATGGCATCGAGGCTCACGGGCAAGCCCCTAGAGTTCTATATCGAATTTCGCAAAGTCAACAAGAAACATCACCCGGACCGCCAGTTAGGCAAGCTCGCGTGTTTGTCGGCGTTCTTCGGTGCATGGATTAACGGTTGGAAACGCTTTGGCGCCGAGGAATATGGCGACGACGATTGGTTGAAGGAAACGATTCTAAAGACTCGCGCCGGCATCCCGTCGATTGTCGAGCTATGGGGCGGACAGACTCGCAACAAGTTCCAATGGGATGAACGGCCCGAGCTGTATGGCCTTGAGGGCGCCGCCATCTCGGCCGTGTTGAATCCCGGCCAGTGCTACCACTATCACAACGTGCGCTTCATGGTGTACAACGACTGTCTGTATTGCCAGCCGCCCGGCAATAGCTCGCCGCTCGTCTACCACGAGCCGAAGTTGGAGCCTTCGCGCCGAGAGTACAGCCGCCCATGGGAGCTTGAGCTTTCGTATATGGGGTGGAACTCCAACGCCACGAAGGGCAAGGCCGGTTGGGTGCGGATGAAGCTCTACGGCGGGCTGCTCTTGCAGAACGCAGACGCCAACGTTGCCCGACAGTTTCAGGCCGACGGGCTCGTGCGCTGCGAACGCTCGGGCATCTACCTGCCCGTGATGCATACGCACGACGAAATTGTGACGGAAGTCCGCGACGGCGGGGGGTCCGTAGACGAGTATCTGAGCCTTATCAACGTGCCGCGCGAAGGCTGCTACGATGACGAAGGCCCTTGGCCCATCAGAGCCCCAAGCGCGGACGAGACGCACCGTTATGGTAAATGGGAATGAGCTAGAATGTGATCGGTGTCACTGACGGCGCCGTCAGTCGTGCTAGACTGCTGCCCATGGTCACTAGCAACAAGGTCCGCCCCATGAACGCCGACAAGGTCATAATTCTGGCCCGCAAGCACGTAGGTAATGGCGCTGCGATGGAAAGCAGCGCGCGGCTTTGTCTCTCGGATGCGGTCGCCCTCTATGATGCCGGCAAGCTCGATGATGCCAAGGTGCGGGCGCTCAAGTCGCTGGCCTACTCCGTGGGCATCAACCACGCGGACTATCGGAGGGCGCAGTCATGAAGCGCACTGACCTAGCCGCGCCTACCGTCATCGACCCGGCCGCATTCACCTTCGTTGCTGGCGTCTACTTCGGCGCGCAGCCGAGCGAAGACTTTGACGACATCTTGGGCGAGTGGATGGCCGAGAAAGACCCCAACGGTAACGCCGGTTGGTACAGCAAACGTGCCAAGGTCCGCGAGCAGTTCCGCATGCTCAACCCCGAAGGCAACTTCATGCGCAAGGGCACATGTGACCACTGCGGCGCGGCTTTCGATTGGGGCTCGGTATATCTTCACACGAGCGGCGGCCATATCGTTGTCGGCAACATCTGTGCCGACAAAACTCTGTCGGTTCCGTCACGTCTCGAACTCGATGTCAACCGCATGAAGTCGCGCATTGCCGCGCACCGGAAGGCCGAGCGCATGGCCGCTGCGGCTCGCCATCTTGCGTTTGCCGGCGGCTATGAGTGGTTGTACGCCAGCGACCACGACAACCCCACGCTGCGCGACATCGCCCGCAAGGGCCTACAGTATGGTGGCATCACGCCCCGGCAGCTCGAACTCGTGCGCAAGATTCACGACGGCACGCCGACTGAGTACGAGCAGGCCCGCGACGAGAAGCGCGCCGCCCGAGCTGCCGAGGAAGCCGCCGCGGAGCCCGTGCCCGAGACTAGCGAGCGCATCGAGCTTCAGGGCGAGATAGTGACTACGCGCGAGCAGGAAGGCTACTTGCCGGGAACGACCGTGCTTAAAATGCTGGTCAAGACCGAGCGCGGCTTCAAGTTGTGGGGCTCCGTGCCGCGCGAACTGATGGACCGCCAGTTGATTGGCGCCCGCGTGGCGTTCTCGGCGAAGATCACCCGCAGCCCGGATGACGCAAAATTCGGCTTCTTCACTCGGCCGACTAAAGCAAGATTCGTGCCGGCAAAAGTGGTTAGACCGTCCGAGGCGCGACCGCTGCGAGTCGGGCCTTGATTCGCCCGACGATGTACGGCCCCCACTTCTCGATGCGGCCGGGCTCGAAGATGGCCGAGTGCCCCGAGCATGCCGGCAAGTCCTGCGTATCGAGCAGCACGGCCTTGGCGGGGCTCGACTTGCCGGCGTCGATGTTCGTCACGAGCGGGTTGGGGCCGTCGTAGCCGGCGTGGCCCATCTCGCCCCATACCGAATCACTCAGCCCGAGGCGCGCAGCGGCCACGGCAGCAATCGTGGCGTCGTCGCCCCCGTTGTAGTACACGTCGGCCCAGGTGCCCGCCGGAAGCTCTATATGGCGTTCCAGCGCGGCATTGATGAAGACGACCCCGGCGGGCCGGAAGCCCCCTTGGGTAATCAGGTCGTAGCCCAGGGCGCAACCGTTGCTGTGCCCGACGTACAGGTCACCGGGCTCGACGTAGGGGCGCAGGGTGCGCCATATCAGCGGGTTGGCTATGCGCGTCTCGCAGGCCGTTATAAGGCCGTAGTCGGGCACCCGGACATCGAACCCGGCGAGCTGCAAGAACGGGGCGAGCTTGAGCAGCCCCGACTTGCCGACCGGGTCCATGATGCCGTGGACGAGATGAACTCTCACGGGGCGCCCGCCGCGCGCCAGCATCAACGGTCACTCATATAGCGGCCGGCGAGGCAGAGTAGCCCTACGGCAGCCGCTATGATCGCAGCGCCGATGCCTGTGACTTCGAGCACGTCTCGAACTGTGATAGCGTGACCCATCTAGCCGCCGGCAGCGGCCAGTACGGCGTTGAGCACGTCGGCTACGGCCGCCTGCGACTGCGCCAGCGTGGGGTTGGCCCCGAGCTGCGCTTGGATGGTGGCCGCAAAGCCCTGCTCGATCACTTCGGCCGCCAGAAGATCGGCGGCCGGCAGATTCAGCTTGGCGAGCTGCGCATTGACCACGCCAGCTACGGCGGACAGCGAGGCCCCGGCGCCCGAGTCGGCGGCGAGGGCCTGATTGCAAATGCTCACAATCTGTGCAGCGGTGATGCCCTTGGCCTCGGCAGTGCCCACGGCTACGAGGGCAGCGGCTTTGATGACCGGCTGCGCCTGGGGGCTCGTGACGGCCGCATTGACCTTGGTCACGACGGCATTGGCCTTGGCGAGCTGCGCCGTGGTGCAGCCCGAGAGGCCCATGGAGCCCGCGAGCAGTATACCGACGAGCAGGACAGGGGCAGCGGCGGTGAGGGCCTTGGTGGCGGCCTGGGCGGCTGCCTGCACCGCGGCCGAAGTCTGCCCGGCCTTGAAGCCGTTGTGCGCGACGACGGTCACGAGGCCGGCAACGGAAGTCAGGAACGCATACTGCGGCGGGAGCAGCTTGGGGTCGATTTGACCCACGATTCCGGCAGCGGCGGCGAGGTATCCGCCGAGATGGCCGGCGTACGAAGCGAGAAACGACTTGACCTTGGACACGGTGCGAACTCCGGGTTATGGTAAACCGAGGGCGAGAGTATACACCCGGAGTAGGCGGCGAATCCACCCAAGCTCGAATTGGGCCTCTCGACCGTTCAGGCTGGCGTAGCGCACCCCCACGTGGGCGGCGTATTCCTCGGCTAGCGTCTGCTGCTCCATGTAGCTACTGCGCCATGCCTTCACCGCTGCCAGGGTGCCCGGCCCCACGAGCCCGTCTTGGTGAACCCCGAGGCATTCCTGCAAAAGCCGCACAGCCTCGGGCTCGCCCATATTCACCGCCGCGTTGAGCACGAGCGGCGCCAGCGTGGACGGCAGCGCATCGCCCTGTATAACGTCCCAATCGACCGCGCGATAGATGACGTACGCTTGGTCTTCGGTCAGGTTGAAAACCGAGGCCGGAAGCTGTAGTGCGATCTTCGAGCGCACTGCATCGAGCGTGCGCTGCGTGATGCCGTACTTGGTGGCGCCGCCGGGGTCGGCCGGGTTGTTGGAATATCCCCCTTCCAACCGAATCATCAGGCCAATCGCTTGGTCGCGGTTCATTTGCTCACCCAATGGTCAAATACCCACGTAAGCAGTCCTGCAAGTACGCCGCTACCCGTCACATAACCTGCGATGGCTCGCACCGTCTTGCGGGCTCCGCGGCGCTCGGCGTCCTTGGCCACGAGCTGTTGCAACAGCCCGAGCTGTGCTTTTTGGTCGCCCTTTATTTCCGTCACGTCAGCCTGCAAGCCTTTGACTTGCGCCGACAGGGCGCCAACCTTGAAAGTTAGGTCGTTGTTTTCCATGTCACTAATCCTAGTTCAATTGGATAACCGTCATGTAGGTATACAAGAGCTGCGTTGCGCTGGCGCTTGAAGTTTGCTGCGCCCATTCAAAGCATGTAGACGTTGTTCCTGTTACGATGCCGTCAAGTATGAAACCAACATCCGCATTCGTTGCCGGGAAGCCGGTCACGAATTCGGTAATGCCGTTATAGAAATGGTTGGCTATCGGCTGCACGTTGGTTATGGTGTTGGCGTTTTGCGTCGCCTCTACGTAGCCGCCATTTATCATTCCTGTTTCAGCAAAGCCGAGGCCGCCGCCGCTCGTGCTGCCGGCGAACGTGCCCTCTACGTGCACCGCATATTCTTTGCTGCTATTCAGGCCGGTAATTGTCAGGTTCGTCGAGCAAGCCAATGTGGTCGTCGAGCTGCGCGACGTAAAGCTACCGTCATACGCGGTGTAAATCGTCGGGCCGCCCGCGCTGCCATTGCTGGCCGCCGTCACGCGCCCTTTGGCGTCAACCGTGATGTTGGCGTTGGTATAACTGCCGGCTGATACCCCGGAATTGGCGAGCGTGGTTGTGATGGCCGAGCCCCCGGAGCCCGTCACGTCACCCGACAGAGTTACGTTGGTGAGCGCGGGCGCGCCGTTTACATAGAGTCCTTGCGCATTAACAGTGCCTAACCCCTTATCTCCGCCCGTGGGGGCGCCCCATACTCCACCGCCGTCGCCGGATATATCGAAATACGCGGTTGTAGATGCGCCGTTGAATACACGTAGCGCCCAATCGGAACTATTTGTGCCCGCGTTGATTAGCGGCCCAAAACTCGTACCGGCCGCGTTGTTAGCCCAATACGTAAAGCCATATTCCGAAGGGCTACCGTACACAACAAGGGTGGGCGCACCGCTGACGGCATTAAGTTGGTTAGCGCAAGACCCGTCGCCGCGTAGAAAGTTGGTAGAGCTGCACGAACCCGAGAATAGGCCGAGAATATCCGAGACTGCCGCAGTCGTGAACCCCGAGCCGTTGCCTTTCAGCAACCCGTTGAGCGCGGTAGTAACTGCCAGCGTTCCCGAGCCGGTGACGGGCGAACCGCCCACGGTGAAGCCCGAGGGCATCGTCAGCCCTACGCTCGTCACGGTGCCGTTACCAGTTCCTACGGCAACGCCATTGACGAAAAGCCCCGTTGCATTCAGGGTCCCCCCGCCTTTGTCGCCGCCTGTTGCCGCGCCCAGGATAGTACCCCCATCGCCGAGCACTTGCATGAAATTGGCTGTGCCGGTATAGCTACGCACATACAGTGCTTCGTCAGAGCTGGTAGCGCCGGCCTGAATCAACATACCATTATTGAAACCCGAGCCGCCTGCACCTGCATTGATTTGCTGCACATAACTACTTATGCCGCCGGCAGTGTTTGCTCCGCCAGAAAGCACCAATGCAGACCCATTAACAACGCCGTTTATGGTTAGTGCCGCCCCGCTAGATGGCGGGTTTATGGTGGATGAACACGCGCCATCCCCCCGCAAAAATACCGAGCTGTTGCACGCACCCGAGAACAGGCCGGTAATATCCGAAGCTGCCGCCGACAGAATCGAGCCCGACGACCCCTTGAGTACGCCGTTGGGTATGCTGCCCGTGTATGCGGTAATGCAGCCGCCCGCACCGCTGACTACGTGCGAGCTGTCGCAGGTGCCGGTAAGCAACGCCTGCACATTGGCCCAAGCCGCCGCGACTGTCTGCGGGCTCGTGGTCGTGCCCACGAGGATGCCGTTGGCTGGCCCGAACCGGGTAAACATTTGCGCATGGGCTGCGCCGCTCAACAGCAGCGCGCAGAGCAGAGCTTTGCTTAGACGACGAGCCATTTTCCGAACCCCTTTGAATACGCGAGAGTGATAGAGTCGTTTCCGAGCACGTCCGTTTCCGAGCTTGCCTGTATCTGATTGGCTGCCGCGGAGCCCTGCAACGCGAGCAGCTTTAGCAGGTTCGCGCCGTTGGCAATGAGTGTGATTCGCTGGCCGTCGCGCTGCGCCACGAACCCCGAGAAGGGCACCGCACCGCCCGCGGTGTTTACGCTGATGACATAGTCGGACACGCCCGGCAACACAACATCGTTGGGGCCTGCCAGGGCTGCGGCCGAATAGAGCGGCACCGTGGAAAGCCAGCCCGCGCCGCCCGTGTCCGGGTCCGTTTCATTGGCAGCAACTTGGTTAATCCAAAATGCATTGGGGTTCGCCGATTGCTGCAACACCGCGCCGATGGCATAGCCGCCCATGAACGCCGACAGAGTCGCGTTGTACTGGTAGAGCTGGCCCGCAGCCATCGCCGCAATGTGTGAGCTGAGATAGAACAAAATGCCGTTCATGTCCACGCCGAACGGCGGCACTCCGCCGGCCGCCGGGTTGGTCATGTTCAGCGGCGTGAACCCGTCATCGAGCGAAGCCGCGCCGTTGACTACGTCAACCTGCGAGGGCTGCGGGAACGGATAGGTTTTGCCGCCTGCTACTGGCGCAGCCGGCGAGCACGCTACCGCGTTCTTCGCGAACGGTTCGAGTAGGGTTGGGGGTGTTGCTTGTCCGCCTGCCATGTTGCTCTACCTTAATTGCCGAACGCGAACCACGACCCCGAGGGCGAGTCAAGGGTAATCGTCATGCCGTTTTGCGTCCATGCATAAGTGTAACCACTGCCGTCGATAGCCTGCCCGAACGCGCCCACGCTGCGGTACGTCGAAGCGAACGCGGCCCGTACCCCATTGGGGAACTGCCGCGGAAAAGTCACAGCCACGTCAACCGGGTTCGCTGACCATCCGGTGCCGATGAACCCGAATTGCAGAATGTAGCCACTCGGGAGCTGAATGGCCACGCCGTTGCCGTTGACCGTCACGTTGGGGTTGGCAAAGGCTGTCGTAGCTACCTGCCCGCTCGACGTGCCGCTTGCAGCGGTCGGTGCCGTGGGCGTTCCGGTCAAGGCCGCATTGGACAGGATCACCGAAGCGAATTGCGTAACGGCCGCCTGGGCAATCTGCGACGGCTGAAGCGTGCCGCCGATGTTCTGCAACAGTAGGCTGTTCTCGAAGTACACGAGGCTTGCTTTGCGCAGGTAGCCGTCGGCCGAGGCATTCTGCACGAACACCGCGCCAATGGGCGGATTCTCTATGCTGCTCGACTGATTGAAGTACGTTGCGAGAATATAGCCCGCACTCGTACGCTCGGCGAGCGTCAGCGGTGTTGCGTTCTGGTCAATCGGTACCGACAGCGGCGCAACCGTGGGGTAGATGTTGCCATCGGCCACGCTGTAGACGCCCACGGGGGCCGAGAAGCCGCCTTGCGAAACCGTCACGCCCTGCGAGCCCCCGGCGGCCGTCTGTACGGTCGTCGTGAAGTTCCCTGTAGTGCGGTTGATGATGAGCCACTGTTGCTCGGTCTGCGGCAATATGATTGTCAGGTTGGAAACGAGCGCACCCGACAGAACAATGACGGCCTTTTCAGTCTGCGCGCTGTTGAGCGTGACCACGCCGCCCGTGAGCCCGGACACGGTCGTATGCCCATAGCTGTAGAGCGGCACCCATCCGGCGCCGCCCGTGTCCGGGTCCGCCGAGTTGTTCGCGGTCGTGCAGAGCCAAAGGCCCGAGCCATCGGCCATGCCGAGTATCGAGCCCTGTGCATAGCCACCGATGGCTGTTGCAAGCTCGGCGTTGAATTGGTATGCCTGCCCCGATTCGACCCACAATGTGTGCGAGGTAATCAGGAACAGTAGGCCGTTCATGTCCTGACCGTTCGGGGGCTCACCGCCTGCAAGCTCGTTCTGCATGGTGATGGGCGGGAACCCCAAGTCAATCGAGGCCCCATTGGCCTGGGCCGGCTGTCCTTGCGGCATCGGCACAGTGATGTTACCGCCGGCAGCATCGGAGCCTACCGCGTTCAGCAGAAGTTGTGGTGTTGGAGCGCCCATAATTTAAGTGCCGCCGTTGAAGAACGAACCGAAGTTGAAAGGCTCGACAAGCGGGCCTTGCTCCGCGAAGCCGAAAGTTCCCGCGGGAACTACTATGATGTTGAACTTTACGCCCGTGGGAGTGGGCAACACGCCGCTGAAGGCAAGTATTGCGTACTCTACGATGGACAGCGGAAACTCAAAAACGAACGTCATTGCCATGTTGCCCTTGTCCAACACGTAGCAACGACCGCGTCCGGGGAATAGATTCTGTATCAACTGATTGAGCGCGGGTATCGTCGTGGCGACGATATTTGCAAGGGCCTTGGTCAAAATCAGGGTCAAGAACGAACCGTCGTTCAGTCGATAGCCGCCGGTCGTAATCTCGCCGTTGAAGAATGGGCCGCCCGTGCCGGGCTGATTGATGTTGCCGAAGTTCTGCCAGTCGGGCGGAAAGTCGTCATTTTGAAAGCCGAACGCACCTGACGTGCCCGGAATCGGGATAATGCGCCCCGTAGGCAAGCCCACGATGCGCCCCCAAATGTCGAGCCCGAAGCCTTCCGCCGAGTCAACGTTCCACACGAGGTTGTAAAAATTCTGAATGTCTGCCGTAGGGTCAATGTACCCGTTCATGTTCTGTATCAGTTGCACCAACGTTGCCGAGTTGGCGTACTGAGACATGATTGTCTGTTCAACGTTCAGCATGGCGCTACCCGACAAGGTTTACCGTGACGGTGCCAAGCTGCGGCTGTTGGTCAATGCCAATCTGTTGCGCAGTGCCCGTGGCGGCGCCCGTCACGGCCTCGGGACCGTCGGTAGCCGTCGCGTTCGCCGAAAGCTGATACGTACCTACGCCGCCCGCGGTGCCCGTGAGCTGCTGAACGATGGTAGTTCCCGCGGGAACTCCCGTTGCGGTAACGACCGTGCCGGGCGAGAGCTTGCCCGAGCCAACCGCCGAAATGGTAAGCACGTTCGAGTCAACGGTGACCGAGCCCGTACCGGTGAAATTGTCGCCCAGGTAAATCGAAAGGACTTGCACGGGCACGCTCGGGCCTTCGCACGTTACGACAGGGCCGTAGAACGTCGCCGCGAGCAGAAGTGACCCAATGCGCACGCGCTGACCGGTCGTTGCCGGAATGATGCCATTGGCCTGCGCTACGCCAATCACGCCGTTGAACTGCGCGGTAATGGCGTTCGTAACATCCGTGACGATGGTCGAAGGCAACACCGAGCTATTGACGATGTTGACCGTAAAGTTGTAGGCCGTGGGCGTGTTGGTGTTCCAAGTAATCGTGTACGACGGTTGCGGGTAGCTGTAGCTCGAATCCGTGACCGTGGCCGACGTGTTGCCGTTCATGTTGCAACCGGGGCTCTTTTTCGACCATATGGCGTTGGCGATGTCCTTCGCCGCGCCGCCCGTCACCGCAACGTAGATCGAATGCGGCGCGAGCTGGTAGTTGGTCGAGCCCACGGTGATGGGGTCGTCGCCCTTGTTCTCGTAGACGTAAGCGTCGATGAACCCCGGCACTTTGACTACGGCACCGTACACCGACGGCAACGAGCCTTGGGCGTTGGCGGCCACGCTGGCTTGGCGGCGGAACTCGAAGGCCGCAGCGCCCTCTACGTCGGCGCCAATGGTGCCGGCGGCCGGATTGTTGACCGATTCCCAACCGGTCGCGCCGCCGTTCTGGTAAATGGTCGTGACCGTATTTGCCGGGCAGGGAATCGGGCCGGGCACGATGTTGGCGAAGCTCAGCGAAACCGTACCGCCCGCGCCGATAGTGCCGGCTTCGGTGCATACGTACACGTTGTTGCTCGTGTCTTCGGCCTGCGCGCCGACCGGAATGGGCGTGCCGACTTCGCCCGTGCAAACTAGCTGCACGACCGTGGGTACGGCCGGCTGTCGCGTCAGGAAGTAAATACGGCCGATGGCGTCCTGCATGAACCCGGTAGCATTGTCGGGGTCCACTTGGTTGACCAACTCCGCGATGGCGCTTTGCCCCTGCGCGATGATGGCAGTATCCGACGTAGCAATCTGTCCTTGCGGCGTCTTCAAGTTCGGATTGAGATTGCCGCCGAACGCTGCATTTTGGTCGGCCTGATAGCCGGCGAGAATGTCCGACTCTGCGGGCAGCACGAGGCCCGTGGGGGTCCACTGAATGCCGGGCACGCTTGTAGAATAAACTGGCGGCATGTCAGAAGCTCACGTTTCCGGGGTTGCCATTGCTGTCTACGAACTGCACCTGACCGGTAACCGTGCGGCTCGCAGCATCGAACGTCGAAACAACACACTTCGCCGAGACGACGTACACGTCTGCCGTGTTGGGAACGGCGTTAAGCGCGGCCTGCACCATCCATTCTTGAAACAGCGAGATAGGCGGAGCTTGCCCAAGTATCTGCTGCCAGTACGGCACGCCGTCCGTTTCGTTGTACCAAACCTCGCCGAGAAATGTACGGATGGCCGTAGCCACGTCTTGCGCGAGCGAATAGGGCGGCGCCGCCGTGGCCCAATTGCCATTGGCGTCAAGCACCAAGTCCCAAGTTGTCACGTCCAATAGCATCGTGTCCACGGGTCACCCTGCAACCGGCGGGCCGGAATTACCGCTGCCGGGCTGTACGAGGCTATGCGGGTGCGTCCCGAGCACGACGCCCGCCGCGTCCGTCACTTCCCCGGCTTCACTTATTGTAGCGCCATTGGCATCTACCGTCCCGGTCAAATTTATGGTAGGGGCCTGAATGGTGATTTGGGTCGGGGAATAGATGAAGATTCCGGCCGAGGAAAAGGCTATGTATTGCTCGGGCGTGCCGTTCAGGAAGCCGCCCAGGTAGAGCCCGTCGGCCCAATCGAACATGGACGAGCTGCCCGGATTCGCTTGGCCCTTGGTGGCCTTCACGTTCGAGATGTCCCGGTCACAGAAGCCGCACAGCCCGATATCGCCGGGGTTCGGGTCAAGGATCACCGCCGACGTGCCGCCTTGCAGCCGGAAGTACGGCACCGCGTACAGCTTGTCGTGAGGCACGGGCGTACCGCCGGGCGTCATCTGATTGACGAGCGGTTGCACCACGAGCGTACCCACGGGGGCCACTCCGCCCGCGTTCGTGCAGCTCACTACCTTGACGAGCTTTAGCGTGTTGATTTGCGATATGAGCATATCGAACACGAAAGCCAACATGTTGTAATCACTGGCCGTGGTGCCGGGAGTTTCCTGGCCAAGTACGGGACCGCTCATGTTGCACCCCCGACTATGCCCTTGTAGGGCTGCGCGGTCATGCGCGTGAACCATGGCCCCTTGGGCATCTGCTCCGACAGATAATGCGACACGTCGTAAATCATCCAACTTCCGTTGGCGCTCTTTTGCTGGCTGCCGCTGATGAGAATGGGGCCGCCATACCTCAGCCCAGGGTTGTACATGGCCTGCGCGCCAATCAGGTTGACGCTGTCGAGCGTGGGGTACAGCACGAGGCCGGTTTGCGGCGATAGCTCCCACACGGGGCTGTTGCGCGGCTTGCCAAGCGGGGCAATCTCTACGACCCCCGCAATGTCGAGATAGTACGCAATGCCGGCTTTCTTGCAGGCTGCGCGAAGCTGCGCGGCTGGCGTGTTGGCGAAGTACACGGGGCCATTGAAGCTCCCGGTAACGCCGCTGTTTACCAGCGTCTTGCCCATCTTCGCCGCAATGGTCTGTAGCACCGTCTCGTAGCTGGCCGCCACGGGGTAGCTCGTGGGCGTCTCGGGCATCAGCAGTTCATAACCAAGCGTCTGCGAGAATACATTCAGCGCAACGCGCGGCGAATCCGAAAAGTCAATGACCGCCGTTACTATCTGCCCTGCGAACGCGGTAGACCATCCGTTGCCGCTGTTGGCTTCCACGAGTACGCTATTGTTGGTGTAGGTCAAGACCCCTTGCGTAAGGGCGGTCAATGCCTGCATGTCCGATTCGAGCATGCCGTAAATGCGCAGCGTAGCCGACGGAAACGTAGGCGGCCCCGGATAGGTGATAGTCGCCGTTGACCGTAGGCCGGTAATGCGCAACGTGTTGGTGTTGTTCTGAAACCTTGAGTTGGTGTTCAGCGAGAACGTGAACCGCAGTTGCTTGACGCTGAAAGTTTGCTGCGTCATACGTCGCCGGCCAAGTCCGCCGCTTCGAGATAGAGCAGCCAGAAGCGCCCACCGTCCGTGCCGGCGAGTCCGGTGTACGCAGGGTCAAGACTGCCCTGCGAGTCAATAAACATGAAGTCACCGACAAACCCAAGGTACTGTCGATTTATCAGTATGCGCTTTTTGTTCAGGCAGATTTGCGCCGTTGTCAGCGTAATGCCGTTATACGACACGTCCATGTACAGGTTGGTGTTGGGTGTCTGCAAGGTCGGGTCGGTATAGTCGTACCCTACTTTCGTATAGATGGCGAGCGAAACCGATTGACCGCCCACGACGGTTTGCAAAGTCTGCGAGGCTACGGCCTCTAGCGGAATCTGAATCATCGCGGGGCCTGCGATATGGCAGAGCTGGCGTACGTCGCTACGAGCGGAGCCACTTGGCTCTGCGGCTGCACGTTGCCTTGATTCACCGTCGGCAGCGCCGCGGGATTCTGCGCGTTCGCGGTAGACGTGGTCGCCGTCGAATACTGCGCGTTAACCTGCAAAATCTGCCGGAAATAAATGTCAACTTCCTGAAGGTAGTATGCGCCACTCTGCGCGCGGCGCGTAACCTCGTAGCGCAGAATGTTGCAGTTCTGATAGCTCTTTTCCGGCGTCACTATCGTGTACAGGTTGGTGTCGCCCGCGATGGTAGAGATTTGGTCGAGCATCGCTTGGCGGTCTGACAGCGAGCCGCCCTTGGTCAACCGCACCGAGTTCTCGAACGGCAGCGTAACCTTGTTGTAGCTCGCAAACGAGCCTTCCTCTACGGGAAAGTCGGAAGTATCCCACTCGTTGCGGTTGTCGAAATTGATGATGTTGTCGGGCGTCACCGCAAGTTGATTGGCGGCGTTGTAGATGCCCCACTGAAACTGCGTGCTTCCCGTCCCGATGATGGCCGCAATACCGCGCGCCACCAACATAACAGTGTTGATTACATTATTGGCGCGGTTCAACTGCGGAACGCCCGGCAGATTCGGCACGTTCGGAAACAGCGACTTGGGGATGATGGGCATTGCCATTTAGCTTAGCCCTTGGTTGGCGGTGGCCACCACGCCCTTGCGGCGCAGTGCTTCCGGCAACGCAGCCGCAATGCCGTTCGCGTCCTTGGCCTGCGTGTACACGTTGATGTTGTCGATTTCAACCGACGTATTGGAAGCCGTAGGCGCGCTCGCGGAGCCCGCAGCCGTGGCGCCAAGCGGCGCAGACGGCATGGCAGCAGACGTGGCAGCCGCCCCCACGGCGCCCGGCATGTGCCCGAGCACAGACGGCGCGTAAGCGGCAGTCTCTTTCGGCAAGCGTTTGATGACGCCGTGCCGGTATTTGTCGTAGTTGCCTTGCCCGAAGTTATATGCATCGAGCGCGGCGGCGTAGTCACCGTGATATACCTTCAGCAACCGCGAGAACTCGGCGCCCGCGGTGTCGATGTCCGCAAGCGGGTTTTTCCCCGCGCCCTTAAAAAAATGGGGCTCCAACTGCATCATACCCACGGCGCCGCGCTTGCTCTTGGCCTTGGGGTTGAACCGCGACTCTTGCCATGCAATCGACTCCAACGTGCCGGGCTGCAATCCGTATTTCTTGTCGGCAGCCTGAAACGCCCCGGCATACTTCGCGGGCGCACCGCCCTGGGGGCCGAGCGCATCTGCCGGCGTAAAGCCGCCCACGGCAGCCACGACCCAAGCGGCGATCTTGTCGCCCCATGTGGCCGTCTTCGAGTTGCTGATACTCATGGCCGTAACGGCGTTGGATTCGGTCGCTTGCACAACCGTATCTTTCACGCCCTGTACTCGATTCTTCATCCGGTTCCATTGGGTAGACGCCGCAATGGCAAGGTCCACGCCCTGCTTGGTAACGCGGTTGGTTTCCTGGGCATCCTTGAGAATCTGACGGCGTGTACGGGCTTGGTCAAGAACGAAAAGCTGTATGCTCGCTTCCGATAGCCCCATCTGCCGCGCGTACATGGCCTGCGCCTGAGTGTCGGGAGTCATGGACCGCAGCCGCTTTCCGATGTCCGTCAGTATGTCAACCTTGCTGCGCAACTTACCCGTGCGGCTGTCGAACAAACCAACACCGAGATTGCGGGCCATGCTCGCGAATTGGTCGGGGTTGTGCATCTGCCATGAGAACTGCGCTTGGGCAATCTTCATCAGGTCGGCGTTGGCATCGGCCTGATTTCCGCCTACCTGCTTCAACGCGTTGCCGAGCGTGTTGATATCCGCGGCCGACGTTCCCACGCTCGGCGCGAGCCGCCCCAGGTTGGCGAGATTCCCCGAGGTAGCCGCGTAAGCGGCAATGGCGCCCTCTAGGGTCTTGAACCCAAGCACGGCCGCGCCCGCGGCAACGCCCAGGTTTTTGAGTCGAGACAGCGTGCCCTCGGTTAGCTTCTTCTCAAGCTCTGTGCTGGTCTTCCGGTCCTTGTCGGATTGCCGCGTGCGCTTGCGCTCGGCCTCGGATTGCCGCTTGCGCTCGGTGCCTACCGTGCGCGTGGTCTTGATACTCTTTTTGCCGGCCGTCTCCGTGGCCGTAGCTTCTTCCTGGGCGGTACGTTTCAGTTTCCGTTGCGCAGCATCAGCAGCGGCCTTGCCCTTGTTGTATTCTGTTGGGTCAAGTCCGAGTGTAACAACGAGCTGGTCTATGATGGTCTTGGCCATTACGTCGGGGGCTGTTGGTTATGGCTGTCCACGGCCAGCACTTCTGCAAGGTTGTACGCATCTTCGAGGCCGTACACAGTCTGCAACTCTATGAGCGTCGCAAACTTGTATGAAACCAATTGGCCAATGATCCGAGGAACGTTGGTGTAGACGAGCCCTCGCCGTCCGCTGCCCCTGAATCTTGGCCCGAAGTCGGGGTTACGTCGGGAACGGAAAAACCCAAGTGTAGCTCGAAGATGGCAATACGCAGCATGAACCGCGTAGCCACTTCCTCTATCTGCGAGTTGAGCCCGGCGACGATTTCCTGCGCCGGATGCTTGGGATTGTGCAAATACTGCACGCAAGAGAACATCTCGTCGAGCAGCGGTTGCAGCTCATCCCACGGGAGGTTGAATAGGGCTTTGAGGCCGAACGCAGCTAGGCTCGCCGCGCCCCCGGCAAGCGTGTCGTCCGTTACCTCGAACCCCGAGCGTTGGAGCCCCAAGAGCGCTCGAAGCGCCCAGGCTTCGGCCTGATCGGCCGGCAGCTCGGTAAGCAGAAACGTCTTGCCCTTATCACGGCCCTCGGCGGTCACCGTAATGCGTTGAGTCTTGCGCGGCACGAATCACCCCCATGTTTAGGTCGTCGCGGGAATCGGAACCGGGGTGATGCTCTGCCACTCGATTTCGTACTCTTGGGGTTCGAGCACCTTTTTGGCATCGGGCAGCTTTTTGAAACCGCGGAGCCAACCCACCTTGAACTGGTAAGCCTTGTTGATGCTCGTCAGGGTGATGACCATGGACGCCGGGTATGCTTCCTTCGCCGACTCCATGGCGAGGCCCCAATTGTCGAACACGAGAATTGATGGCGAATCGGGCTGAAAGATAACGCGCCACTTCTTCGGGTTCGGCGTGTAGCCGGCCGACAGGATGCCATCGACACCCATGCGCGTCTCAGTCATCTCGAAGGACTCGTGCGCAAAAGCGTCATCCGCCGCGAAGCCCTGCAAAAGCTGCGGGATGGGGAACACTTTGGGCACCGAAATGGCGATGCCGGCGTTGGATGAAGTAATCGTGCCCATGGTTGGTTACTCTATGTCGATTGCGGCCATGTTGATTTGGTGGATGCTGCCGCCGTCCGTGTACCAGAACGTCATGGGCGGGGAACCGCGGTTGCCGCGGGTCTGCGGCGAGGCCGGCAGCACTTGCAGGTAGTAGCCCACGCTCGACAAAATCCCATCGATGGCCACGCCGGCCGCCGTGTTGACTTGCTGCGCCTGGGCCGCGCTGAGCGGCACGCCGGCACGAATGGCACCGAAATTCAGGTACTTGTCGATGGGGTCCGACAGTACGCCGCTCAGCTCCGTATAGCCGAGCGTGATATACGGCACCGAGTTGGTGGACGTAAGGAACGTCAGCAACGAAAGCTGAAAATCCGAGTTCATCAGGATTTGATTGACGTAGGGGTCAATCCACTTCCACGAGCCCGGCATCTGCCCTTGGCGAAGGTACTGAAACTTCTGATTCGCCGTTGCAACGGCCGCGTAGTAGTTGTATCCGTTCGAGTCGAGATTCCCCGAAGTCGTCGGGTCCGTCACGTCGGGAATGAGCCCCGCCTGATTGCGGAACTTGAAGGTGATACGGCCGTTGGTCGCGGTCGTGTTCAGCGACGCAATGGCGCCGCAAACGAAGGCCGCCTAGGCGCCCGAGAACTGCACAACGCCGGGCTCCCAAAGCGGCACGATGCCGTTGTAGGCCGCTGCGATCACCTGACCGCCGAAGCTATCGGCGTCGTTGGCGGTGCCCGCCGGGCCGGGGTCCACGTCCCACGCGGCATACACGAAGCGCTCGTTGCCGGCCGGGCTCTGTTGGCTCGTCCACTGCGCAAATTGGAGCTTGACCGCTCCGCCGGGGGCGCCGTTATCCGGGTCGAACACGTGGGTAAAGCTCACCCAATTCTGTGTCGAGAGAACAACCCCGTTCATCGCGCCGGCCGGGGTAGCCACGTCGGCGCCATTTGCGATGAGCGCGCCCGTGGCCGCGGTCAGCAGAATGTCGGCCGCCAGCGTGCCCGAGGCAAAGCCGATGGTAGAGGCCGCGCCGGTCGTGGGCGAGGTAATCACGAACGTTTCGCGCTGCGCGTCGTACGTGCAAACGGCCGTGCTCGATACGGTCACGGACTCGCCGACGTTGGCCGCCGTGGCAGCCTGCGACATGGTGTAGTTGCCCACCCCACCGCCAACCGGTATTGCGGTAATCGTAGTTCCCACGGGAACACCCGCGGCAACGATCACGTCGCCTACGTGCAGTTCGCCCGAAGCAATCGCCGTCACGTCGAGCGTTTCGCTGGTATCCGTGGTTGTACACGTGCCGCTGAAGATGCCGCCGACGGTCTGTAGACCGGTCGTGATGATGGTTGCCGCATTCGTAAAGCTCGTCGCGGCGTTCAGATTGATGTTGGCCGACGTGACTGTCTCGCCGTCGATTTCAAGCGACAGCGTGCCCGAGAAGCCCTGCAAGTCGGTCAGCGTAATTTCGGACAGGTTGCCGCTACGCAGGTAGGCCGCAACGGCCGACTCGTTGTACTGATAGAAATACAGCATCCCCGGAAGCTGCGTGCATCCCGTGAAGCCGCCGAAGTAGACGGCCGCAAACTGCGCCTCGGGTGAATTGATGCCGAACCAATCCTGCACCGCGAGCAGGTTGGGGAACCCCTGCGCCACTCCGGGCGGGATGGAACCGCTTTTCGTCAGAAAGACGCCATTGGGGCTCAGCGGATTGCCGCCGGGCTGAAGTACCCCAGGGGTACTAGAGACTTCTTCGCTTGCAGGAATTGCACCGGTCATGGGGGGTATGCCTTGTCTACGTTGACTAGGGTGACTTCAGCTTGGTCCGCGAATTGCATCGGGGCGGTCGTCACCGGATTGTATTGTACATAAGCCTGCAATGTCCATCGCTGCTCGTACTGGTCTTCTTCGTCCGTCAAGGGCGCCATCATGGCTTCGTCGGCGTGCAGCGGGGCACACGTGGGCGCGAGCGCCGCGCAGGCCATTTCCGTGCGCCATAGGCCCGACACCATCTTGGCCCAATCGCCGGCACCTGGGCTCACGCCGGGGCCGCTGATGAAATCGAGCTGCACGAGCAGCCGCGTCCCACTCTCGCTCGATATCACGTCGGGGTTACCGCCCTGCGATTGGTCCCACGTGAGTATGGGCGTGCGCAGATTCTTGAAGGCCGTAATGGTCATGACCACGTAGCCGGGTACGGGCGGCGGCATGGGCGTCCGGTTCCCCATGGCTTGCACGACCACGTTGGGCGATAGGCCCGTTACGGCGGCAACCCATGGTTGGATGACCGCGAACACGTCTTCGTGCGTCAGGGATATGCTGTAGCCGCTCATGGGTTGTTGGGGTCCATCTGAGCCGACACGATGACTCGGCACCAATCGGGGTATTGCTCGGGCACTTCCTTGACGAGCCATGTACGCGCGGCCTGCCCGGCTACCGCGGGGAAAGTCAACAAGTCGCCGCCAAACTGTTTCAATCGGTCGATGGCGCCCACGACGCCGAACAAGTACACGCTGCGGTAGATGCCTTGCGCTTGCAGGAACGCATAGCGTTTGATGTCACCCGTTGAAACGGGCTGCACCTGGGCGGGCTTCTGCACCGAAGCCGCGAACGTGGGCGTAGCTCGGCCGCCAGTCGCCACGCTCGGGCCGGTACTTGCCTGCCACCCTACGAGTTGGTTGGGGTTCACTGAACCGATGACGCCCGTTACGAGGCCATGCAAATTCATGTTTCCACCACGAAGGCGGGCGCACGCTGCATCACGCCCTTATCGACAAGACCCTTGTTGAAGCCCTTGCGCGCCACCGTGGCCGGGGCGTTGTCCGCCGGCCAGTCAACAATGGCTTTCACCAACTCGTCTTTCATGCGCTCGCCCATAAGTCCGAGCGTTTGGCCGCCGTTGTAACCCGTGGCTTTCAGGATGGCGGCCAGTTCTTTGCCCCATCGCGACGAGCCCGCAGCAATCATGTTGGTGAAAAATGGACGCGGCGGCGACGTGGTCGTGCCGAAGTTGTCCCAAAAAGCGACTTGCGCTACGTGCAGCGTCTTGCCCTTGGGGCCGGCCGGGTACGTGGCGTCTTCGAGAAATCCCATACGCACCGTGCGGCCAGTAGCCAACTTGTCGGCGAGGCCCTGTAGATGCTTCGCGAGCTTGTCGCCGCCCTGAACGCGGGCCATCACTCAATCTCGAAGTTGTTGCCCGCCCACGGGAAGCCGGGGCCATTCGGGCCACAAGCGGGGGCGCCAACGTATTGCATAGTGCGGTACGGTGCAGTCTGCTGCCAGAACTTCGCGCCGTACTTGGTCTGAATGAAGTAGGCTTGGCTCGGGCCGCCATCGGCGTTGAACTCAAGCCCTGCGCTGACGGTGCCCTCGGCCGCGCTCGCGAGCCGGCCCACCACGTTGGCGCCGGGCGCAGGCACCACATTGCCGGCACCGTCGTTGCTGCCATTTTCCAAGAACAGACAATGCGCCGTCAACGTGTAGAGTAACGCCATGCGCCGGTTGGCGTCCTGAATCATCGAGCCGCAAGAATTGTCCAACAGCAGCGTCGCATCATTGAACGCAAGCTGCTGCGTGCCTGAAGGTATGCCGGTAAATTCCGCGTACAGCGCCACGAACTCGGCAGAGCTGAATTGCACGACCCCCGTGGTAATCGGGGGGCATGGCGTTGGACACGGAACTACCGGCATCGCTGCTTACTCGTCCACTCGACGCGCAATCGTGTTGTCTTCGATCTTCATGGAAGTACCGGGGTCCATGGGCTCGAACAAGGCCGGCGCTTTGGCCTGGGCATCGAGCCCCGCCGCCTTGGCGTCATCGAGCTTCGGTACCACGAACAACTGGCCGCCCGTGAGCAATGGCGAGTCCTGATGTTCCTTACACCAACGGTCCCACAAATCCTTGGGCACGTTCAGATTGATATACGGCTCGCGGCCACGGCGGGCGGGCGCGGTCGCGAACGGGCGCCCATCGGGGCCGCGGATAATCAAGTGTTGGTTGGTGCCCTTCAGAGTGAACGTTGCGTAATCCTTGTTTTTCTGATACCGAGCGAAGGGCGCCCCGCCTTGGCGGTTGTGGCTCACGGTGTACCCAACTTCGAGAGTGATACCGTTGGGAAGACGACAGCCGATGCTTACTGTTTCCGATGACATAGAAGCCTCTAGGTTAGAACGATGCGGTTGTAGACGCTATCGCCAGCGAACCGGGCCGAGCATTGCTGCAAACCTTCCACGGGGTCGCAATGGCACCCGCCAGCGCTCCCGAGATGGCTGACCCGTCCGTCAGCGAAACGTAGACAGTATCGCCGTAATTCGCTCCGCCTGCAAACCGTAGCCAGAAATTGCCGCTGGCCATGAGAGTGCATACGATGCCCTCTCGAAGCCGCCATGCTCGGTATAGGCGGTCCCACGTCTGCCACGACCATGACGCCACGGGGCCGCCAAAAGCCGGCGGCCCGCCTATTACGCCGCCGTTGGCGGCATTGACGCTGCGAAGTGGAACCACGACCCCGACCATATCGGCGGCGGTCTGTTGTGCGTTCTGCACGAGCCCCGTGGACGGGTCACCGAAGCCGAAGCGGCCTTGCAGCACGCCGCCGGGCGCAGCCGTCCACGCGCCCGCGCCCGCGAGCGCCGACACATAGGGGGCTCGGGTTTCGAGATTCTGTGCGAGAACGCGAGATGCAAAAGCGCCCTCGTACGGACCGAGGGCGCTTTGAGTCATGGACAAAAGCCCTCGGGGCTTAGCCGAGCATCGAGGCCACGAGCACCGGGCGGTAGTACACCACGCCCCAGGTACCGGCAGACTTCTTCTGCTCCCACGAGCTGGTCTTCACGACCATGGCGTGCGCGCGCATCTTCTCGGTGAACGCCGCTTCGACCGTCTTGCCGCCCTCGGGAATCTCGGCGATGAGCTGCAAGAACTCCGTACCGCCAGCCACCCCGCCGCCGCCATTGATGGCGAACTCGGGCACCGTCACGATGGACAGATTGGGGAAGTTCTTCGCAATCTGATCGTTGACGTTGTAGTTGAACTGGTTGGTGTTCGAGAAGTTCGAGTTGTTGCCGGGGCTGATGCCGAGACGGAACTTGGTCTGCGTCGAGACAAGGCCATTGCCCTGCGCGATGGCCTTCTGCACGAGGCGCAGCACGTCGCCGAAGATGACGGTAGGGTCCGCACCGAACCACGAAGACGTGGGCGCGATGGGCGCCGGCAGATACGGGTCGTTGGTGCCCCCGTAGTTCTGCAACCCCGCGATGCCGTACAGGTACGCGAAGTTCTGGTACTTCTCGATGGACAGCGCCGAGCTTTTCTGCTTCCAATTGGCAAGGTCAACCTTGGCCTCTGCCGCGCGCGCAATCTCGCGCTCGCCCCAACGGGTGTTGGTCTGGTAGTGGTAGCTCTGACGCTGCGGAAAGTCGATGTTGGCGTCCGACATTCCGTCTTGGTTGAAGTCACCGTAACTCGTGACTTCGCCGGTACGCTCCGCCTGAATGAACATGGCGGTGTCCGACACCCACGTGCCCTTCTTCGTCTCGCCGTACAGCTCGGCCGCCTTGGTCGGGCGCACGAGGATTTCGATAACGGACGGGTCCACGTAGGTCGTGAACAGCGACGGGATACCCGCATTCGCCGTGGTCACAAGCGTGGGCTGCGCGTCGAACGCCATCGCTTCCGGGCTACCGTAGAACATGGTGCCCTGCCGGCCCATGAACACGATACCGTAATGCGACTCAAGGTGCGCGTTGTCTACTGCAATTCGCTTCATGTTCGTCTATCCTGGCTGTTCGACCTTAATTCGAGCTGATCTTCCACACGCCCGCGTTGGTCGGGGTCTGCTTCGTGGTGTAGGTGCCGCGCACCCGGAAGGGGGTAGCCTGCGCCGTACCGGCAACCGTGATCGTGATGGACGCCGAGGCAGCGCCGAACGCGGTCTGATTGCTGATGACGTAGAGGCCCGTGCCGCCCTCGCTGTCGTTGGTCGTCACCGGGACGCCCGCGCCCGCGGTGCCCGCGGCGCTCAGCGTGTACGAGCCGACCCCGCCGGGGGTGCCCGAAACCTGCGCGCTGATGGTCGTACCGGCAGCGATGCCGAGGCCGGGGATGGCCGGCAGCGCCACGCCCGTGCGAAGCAGGTCGGTGCCGGGCTGTACGCTGGTCACGACGAGCGTGGACAGCGAACCCGCGACAATCGAGGCCACGCCCGAGAACGGCGCCACCTGGGCAACGATGGACGTACCCGCCGGCACGTCGGTGCCCGAGAAAACGTCGCCCTCGTTCAGCGAACCGTCGGCGACGGCCGTCACGAGCATGTTGCTGGAAGTGGTCACCACGGTATCGCCTACGGCGCCCGCGGTGGCCGCCTGCGACATCTGATACGTGCCGACCTTGCCCGCCGTACCGGTGAGCTGCGCGACGATGACCGTACCGGCCGGGATGTTGGCACCCGTGGTCGAGTCGGTGACTGCGTCGCCGGGGCTGATGATGCCGTGAGTAACGGCGGTCACGTTCAGCGTGGTCGAAGCATTGACCAGCGTTGCGGTGACGGTCGAGCCCGCCGCAGCCGTCGCAGTGCCAAGGGTCGGCGCGCTGTCGGCCGAGTTGGCAAGCGGCGTGCCGTCGTTCGGGTCTGCGAACACGTAGTCACCGGGAGCTGCGCCCGCCGGGAAGTTGGCCCAAAAGTCACCGCCATTGAAGCCGGTAACCATGAACCCCTGCGGCACGAGCATGGTGGCTTCACCAAGAAACTCGGTGATAAGGGCCTGCATGTTGCGGCCCAGGAACGCCACTTGGTAGCCCGCGACGTACGACTGTGAAGTCTCGCCGTTGGGGCCGACCCAAAAGAAGTTGCCGACTTTCAGGCCGCCCGCGGGAGCGACGAGGGCGCCGGGACCGGCCAGCACCGACACCAAGTTGGTGTTGGTCGAAGCGAAGTCGCCGGGTACGCCGGGGGCCTGATAGTCATTGATTTCGGTCTGAAAACCCATGTTCGTGGTTCCTGCGTGGCCAGCTTACAGCCGGTTGTAATTCGGGATGAGCTTGCGAGTCTCCGCGAGCGAGTCCGCATCCTGGGCAGCCGGGGCCGACACGGACGCCCGATCTTTCGCCACCTTGAGCAGCGGCGCAAGCGCGGAGTCGGCAACGCCCTTGTGGTCAACGCCGATCTTGGTCAGCGCAGCGCGGTACACCGCGGGCGCACTGTCCATCGTGACCACGCCGAGAATCGGTTCCACTTCGCGGCGCGCTTCGGCCAGGGCCTCGTTGCGCTCGCGCTCGGCGGCGACCGCCGCAGCAATGCGAGCGTCAACCGTCGCCGAGTCAACAGCCGGCTTTTTGCTGCCGCCGCCATGGGCGGCCGTGCTCGGGTCGGCCTCGGGGTTGTCCGAATCCTCGGCCTCGGCTTCCTCGCGCGCCTCGTCTTCGGCTTCCTTGCGCATTTCCTCGTCGTTCGTGCCCTCGGGGTCGTTCTCGGCATCTTCGCCGAATTTCTCGTCACGGGCCTTGCGGTCCGCGGCGCACTTCTCATCGCGGGCCTTGCGGTCCGCAGCGCGCTTCTCATCGCGGGCCTTGTCGCGGGCCTTGCGGTCCGCGGCGCGCTTCTCATCGCGGGCCTTGCGGTCCGCGGCGCGCTTGTCCATGGCTTTGTCCATGGCTTCCTTGTGCTCGGCGCCATCCTGGGCGAGCTGCGCGCGTACTGCGGCTTCCAAATCCTCGGGCTTCTTATCGGCCGCCAAAAAACCCTTGTCTTTCGCGAGCCGGATGAAATCGGAGAGTTTCATGTACGAGAGTCCTATTGCGTTATGGTAAGCCGCACGGGGGCCAGTATGGCGCGTACGTGGGCTATGTCAAGGGGCACGGTCATTCACCATGACATCAGGGCCAGTACGCCCGGTGTCCACGATGGCAAGATGATTCGCGCGGATATTCAACATGCGGCCGTCAGCCTGCTCACCATCCACGGTTGTCGGCGTCATGTCCGGGTCGTAGTGGTAGCCCGGCGACAGCTCTTGCTGCCGCTCCGATTCGATGGCCTCGATACCTTTGGCGTCCCATACCGTCAGGTCGGCCACGAGGTATGGGGCCTTCCAACGCACGTTGGATACCGCGCCGATAATCGTTTCTTTCTGCGGGTTGTCTGCACTCACCCCAATGTGGTGCATCATCAGCGGCACGCGCTCGAATGTTGGCGCCGCTGCCGCAAGCGCATCCGCGTCCCGGTAGAGACGGTACACGCGGTCTTTGACGAGCCCGAGCTTTTCCGAGTCGGGAATCTCACCGCCCATATAGCCGCAAATGTTGGCCTTGCTGATGTTGCAATCGCGCACGTGAAGAAAGCCGTTCTCGTCGCGGCTGCGCATCGTAGGCGCACGGTCAAGCGCGAGACGGGGGCGAAACTTCGGGGCTGTCGTCCGGGCCGCATCCGCGCCGAGCACCAAGGCCCAATCCATGGCGCCCGAGCAGTCAATCTCAAGGTCGCGCAGGGCCGCACGTTGGTGGGCCGATTCTTCCTCGCCGGCCTCGATGGCTTCGCGCAGTTCCAACTCGGGACCATCCTTGCCCCGGCGGCGCTTGTCCTTGCCTTTTCGCTTCTCGCTGTACGCGATGGCTACCGCCTGCTTCTGAGGCTTGCCGGCCGCAATCTCAACCTCTACGTTGTGCGAAAACGCGGCTTTGGATTTTCCAGTTTCGAGCGGCATGGCGGGAGAATAGGGCGCCATGCCGCCTTATGTCAATTCTGCTCGACTTCTTCCTGCGCGCGCTCGTGGGCGTTCTCGGCCGATTCCTCGCTGCGCTCGTGCGCATTGTCGGCGGACTTCTCATTAAGGTTGAACTCCGTAACCTCGGGCGGCTCAGGCGCCGGCCCTTCGAGCCCATCGTAACCGCTCGTTGGGTCTTTCTTGAGCTTGTCGCGCACTTCATCCGTGCTAACGATATTGGTATTGACCAACGACACGTCGCGGTCAGTATCCGCCTTACGATTCTCGGCAATCTCTTTCGGCGTAGGCTCGTAGAGCGGCAACCACTCGTGCGTAATGTCGGGGTCCACGCTGCCGAACATGTCCATTTGCACGATAGCCAACACGCGCTCTACATGGGCATCGAAGCCGAGTCGTTGGAGCGCGCGCACGTAGTCGTACCATGATTGGAACTCACCGTCTGCCGAGGCATTCAACCCCGTGGGAGTGATGCCGAAAAACTTGATAAGCGGCATGCGACCCGGTGTTGCCATGTGTTCCTGGGCCTGGGCTTGCAGCTTGTCGAGTGAACCGAGCGGCACATTTTGCATGCTCAATTCTTCGGTGTTCTTGTTTACAGCCATTATGCCGCGGTTGTCGCGGAGCTGCGTAAATCCGCGCAGTCGCGCGACGAGCCCCTTGGGGTCTTCCACGGGTAGGCTCATCATCGTTTGCAAGTCGGTGGCAAGCGTGACGATAGAAAAGATGTTGATAAGATCGTTGACGTTCTTAGCGGTGCGCAACCAACGCTGAACGTACGGCATCATAAGTTGGGTCATGCTGATGCCGGCGAAGTCGTATGCGGGCTTCAGCAAGTCGGGTACTTCGCGGAAGATGAACGTAAGCAACCGGCTATGGTGGGTCTTGCGACCCAACACGTACCACGATTGCGGCCGGTAGAAGTCGGGGCGCTCGGGCTCGGTAGAGTTCCACGAGTACGGCGTGAGCCAATATGGCTCGATGCAACGAAAGCCTATAAGCGCACCTTTCTGTACTTCCGTCAGAGGCAACTGCCGGTTTACCGCGTCGTTCTGACCCTTCACCGACACGTAGATATGCGACCGCCCGAACTGCTCAGTTTTCAACGCCGCTTCGCGGAATAGGTCGCGTATCTTCAGTTGCTCGAAGCGTTCTTCTAGCTTGGTGATTTTCTCCGACTTACTCTCGTCGCCCTTGTTTTTGAGACGAAGCCATGTGCGCGTCATCTCTGTTGAGAGAGATTCGACCGGCGTGCGGTATTCGGTAATCTGCGCCAGCTCGGCAAGATAGGGAAAGCCCAGGAACGCGAGCCCCGGCCCAACCATGCCCGAGCTGAGCCCCCACGCGGCGGGCTCGGTTGCGCCATCGAATGCCGCGGGCTCTTGGTACCCGCTGTCGATGGCGAGCTTGTCCGTGGACGCTGCCGAGGAAGGCCGAACGCCGGGCAGGACTTCGGGTAATTTGAGCTTGACCCGCCCGGCATTCGGCTCGGGGATGAGCCGAGAAAGTATTTGGTTCCACGTCGCCGCTATGGCCTCGGGGCTGTTCGGCGCGGGGGCCGGCTTGGCCGGGGCTTGACGGAATGCGCCGACGAAGCGGCGCCATAGGCGGCGTATGGCGTTCATGCGCCCGAGTCTATCCGACCGGCCAGGGTACGACTAGGGGCCGCACGCCGGCAAGTTTTCGACCCATTCGGGGCGCTGATCCGCAATCGCGCTATATGCTACACGTCGTCGCTCGGTGTCCGCAATCGTGTATTGGTATGGCTTGTGGTCGGCGAACGTCTCGCGCAGATGCCGCACGGATTCTTCGGCCTCGTCAATCAACAGCGCCATTGCATCCGGGTCCGGGCACGGCGGCCGGTCGTCTGTCAGCTTCCCGTATAGCTCGGCGTCGCGGATGATGGCGAGGCACGCCATGGCGCTGTCAAGATGATGAACGCGGGTTTTCTTGTCGCACCGCTGACCGTTCCACCACTTCGCCATGTGCCGCTGCGCCGCCGCATGGTAGGTGCTCGCCGACACGCCGCAGATACGCCAGTTAAATCGGCCGTACTTTACGACCCCTTCCCATAGCGCGATAGCCAACCCCACGATGGCCGACCACGGGACCGAGCCCATGTCGAGCTTGCGCGACCCGATGATGTCCTTAGGGTTGCTTGCCTTTATCTCGCCGGCCTCGGCGCCGTTGGCGGCAGCGCGCCGAGTCTCAAACTCGGTATCTCGCTCGGCTCTTTCGGCTGCCTCTCTATCGGCGCGCGCGAGTTTGACTTGTACGGGCTCGTATCCGTGCGGGGATTGGTCGGCCATGTCGGAAACCTCTCAGTTGTGGTACTCGCCGTCAACGATGATTGCGAGCTGCCGCTTTCCGTCGTCATTGACGAAACAGTTGGCTTGCAGCCACGAGGATAGCGGCCCGGTGTAGTCGAGCCCCTTGGAAACATCGACC